GATACGTCAGGAGCCTTCGTAATGATGGATACTGGATTTAAAACCATAATCGAAGTGATGAAACAAGGATCGTGGCTCACGGACCTCGAAGTGGCAGAGCGGGCCAAAATGAAACTCGACGCCGCACTCTACTACCTTAGACGATTGCGACGCTTGGGTCTGGTGGTGAGCGAATGGGTTCACGGACAACGGGTCTGGGGTGTTCTTAACTAAAGTATTTTTTATATACTTTAGGGTGCGACAATCTGTCTCATTTACTTTATCGCATACACATGGTACTCTTACTTCGTAAGAGTAACTTACAACGCTTTTTGACAATAGGCCGGATTAACGCCAGCCTTACATATGGAGAACAAAATGTCAGAAAAAAGAGTCTGGATAGAACTCGACAAAGTAGACAACTTTAAAGACGCCAAAGAAAACTGCGAACTAGCCAATCAAATGTTGTCGAAATTAGGCGTAAATGAAAACTATAAATTCTTCGCCGCAGAAAAACAAAAATATACCCACACCTTCTACAACTTTTCCGAAGGACACTCCTTCACTGAACTAGACGATAGAGGCAAGTGGTTCGACCTATCCTATCTTGGAAAAAAGGAAGATGAATAATGTACGCACAAATAATTAAACATGACAAAAAATGGGTCCTGCTCTACGGAACAACCTTCACCAAACTCAAAACCGTCATGTACTACCAAACCAAAAAACAAGCCGTAAACGCCTTAGAAAAATTCTGCCAACAATACGACGAAATAGAATACTCCGTTCACAAAGCTAACGGAAAATTAGACTACCAAGGCATTCAAAAAGTCTGCAAAGCACAATGAAACAAAAGGCGCTCCAACAATGGAGCGCCAAACCGGAGAACACAATGGGTATAACATCAATGGTAGACAGAGCGACCGCTCAAGTTGAAATTGTAACTACTGATCGGGGCAATACGTTTGATATGACAGACGTGCAAAAAAATCAAAAACCCCACCGCACAATAGCTCTCGCTACCTTCTATTGGGAAGCAGACGAAGATTGGACAGAATTTGCCAGACGAGTGGCCTCAGTAGGTGATCGTATGTTTATGGAATTTGATGACGAAAAAACCGTCACTCAATACCTTCAGTTTAAAACAGGAGGAGAACTATGAACCAGACTTCTAGGCCGTGGACAATCCAATGCTTCCACGGAACCGCTTACGTCGATTACTATATGCACAGACACGACTTTCACGACGTGGTGCTGAGTTATGAATATGACACAAAAGAATGGTGTTCGCGGACACGGACCTCTCTCGTAACAATAGAAAAAGACACTCCGTTTAACGACGGCAAAGAGTTGTCTAAAGATATGACAAAAAAACTAAGAGCAATTATGGAGAACTATTATGAAAGCCCGAATAAAAATCACACAACGAATGCTCAACAAAAGCATCATAGACGCCAATAAAAGCGTCGTAAAATTCTTTCGGGAATACCTGCCAGAGTTGGGGTACGACTCCATAGTCAATGGGGGCAAAAACGTTATACTAGCATACTACCAAAAAGATGCCGATTACGCATATACATCAACACAAATAAGATTATACCGCCGACCACGAGGCGATAAACTCCTGTCCGTCGAAGGGCTGACAAAACGAGCCAAAGCAGGAGACACAATGACATTCGAACATGTCCAGAAAAATAACAGAATCATAGTTAAAATATTTCGCGAAGAATAAATCAACGTTCGCGGACCACGGGCCTCGCATTAAAGTGCGGGGCCTTTTTTCGTTTAAGGTAACTTATATTATACCCCTTCCAGAAAAAAAAAAAAAAAAAAACGAAAAATATAGGCGTTACCGGTGTTATAAAAGTTACCACTCTGTAATCAAACAAAAATAAGGCAAAAAACGGTAACATTTTTGGTAACTCCATACTAAAGATAGGTGTTACTTTGGCTATTTTTTGGCCCAAACGGTTAAGCAGCCTTCTGCGTTAAGCCAAAATCCCCACGAAAAAAGTTACAAAAGTTTTTCTGGAAGGGTATACTATATGTTGTTAAAAGGTATTGTATAGTTATTTGCAGTGGAGAGAACCGTGCCTAAAAAAACAAACGCTGATTTTGCAAAACTCCCCAAGCCTTTGAGGATTAAAGCAAGGCCTATCCCTAGAAAGCATACCGGACTAGCTGTGGATAAAGAGGCCAACCGTTCTGACCCCCGAGGCGCGAAGTATAAGACAGCGGACAGCCCTTTGACGCGTAAGCAGGAGCTTTTTGTAAAAGAGCTTGTAAGCAACGACGGTATGATCACTTATAAGGAAGCAGCCATTCGGGCGGGTTACCCCGAGAGTTCAGCCCACACCCGTGCATATGAGTTGACCAATCCCCATAAATGCCCGCACGTTGTGGCAGCTATCCGGCGATATCGAAACGAACTGGATGAACGTTTTGCCATCAACTACAGCAGACACGTTCGCGACCTGCAGAAAATTCGGGACGTGGCCCTCGAAAACGGGGCGTACAGTGCCGCGGTACAAGCCGAGTATAGACGGGGACAGGCGCAGGGTGATATATACGTTAGCAAGGCGGAGATCAGACACGGCAGTATCGACAACATGGATAAGGAGGAGGTGATGAAAGCGTTAAAGGAACTAAAGGAATCCAATGGCTCAGACATTATCGACATTACCCCAACCGAAGATTCCGACGGAAGCGGCGTTTTATCAACAGTTGAGGACAGCCGCGAAAAAGGTTAGGCCCCAGCTAAGTCTGACTAGAATAGAAAACTCTGTCGGTCAGGGTATACCCGACCTTATGATTTGCGATGAACGCGGGCTATTTCATTTTGTAGAATTAAAGTTTTGCAAGGCCAATGCGGTACGGTTAAGCCCACACCAAGTTTCTTGGCTGACGAGGCACCGACACAGCAGCAGTTGGATACTGGTTAAGCAGCATCAGAACTGGGGCAAAAAGCCTATCGTTCTTTTGTATCGTGCTGATCAGGCAATCGCGGTCAAAACAGACGGCCTAAAGACCGATCCGGTGTATGAAGGGACAAATCCTTTTGATTGGCCTGTTCTTTTCGACTTGATTTCTCCCATAAAATCGCATATGGTTTAGAGGTTAGCAAAATGGAGAACATGCTATGTCTTACGATCCAGCAGAAACTTATTGGGCGGGCAAAGGCCGCTTTAGTAAGGAAGAAAAAGTATTGACTGAAGTAATAGATGATAAGCTTCCACATTTCGGCTCTGACGCGAAGCTTCCAAAGTCACATTCTGGTGGTGCAAATTACCATTTGGAGCGTTTGAGAAAAGCCAAATATGCCTATTATCGTTGGTTTAATGATGGCGATCATAGTAACATATTTAGCCACAGAGCTACCCTGCGAAAGGTTGGGGCCTACAGCCCAAATAACCACGTTGTAGAATTAATCTTGGACCTCAAGATCGAAAACGCTTGGAAAGAACAAGCAAAATATCTCGAACGCATTTATGGAAAAATCTTGGTGCAAAAAAATGCTAGTTGAAACGTATTTCAATTTGCATAAAAAACTCTTTTCGGTACGTGCCTGCGAAGGCCCAGATAAAGGCAAAGTGATTGCCCACAGAAAAGCAGTGTGTTTGTTGAACGTAAAATTTAAAGTATCTGAGGCGGGCAGACAACGCGTGTTGAAGGAAAAAAGAAAAAATGTTCACGCTGTCATGCGCGGGCACTGGATTAGAAACCAGACAAAAGCAAAAATCTTGAAAGACAAAGTTTTGCGCCAAGGTGCAGACTTTACTTACAACCCTTATTGTATGGAAACCTTTTGTGTTGGCATAGGGGAAGATCAAAAACCATTGCATACTGCACTGGCGGTATATGTTAATCAAAGAAAGGGGGAAAAACTTGTTCTTGTTTGAATTAATAGGTCGCTTGTTATACGGAAGCGATTACGAGGAACTGAGCAAAAGAGCTAATCGCAAAAAACCGACGCGAAAACGCCGACGTTAAAACTTTATAAACTTGCCCGCTTTACAGGCGGGCTTTTTTCTTTTATAGATATGCGAGTTAATATGTATTGGAGAACACATGTTGAAAACTGTTGAATATTCCCGCGCAAAAAAGACGCGAGGAATTGCCGTCACGTACCGTGCGGGCGATGGCAACAACTACGGAACTTGTCCCGTTAGTTGTGAGCTTAACCCGAGCGGTTGCGGCGCGAAAAAAATAGACGTTGAGTATCTTGACGCGTTGTTAGATGCTAAACCCGCTAAGGGTGTATCGTTCACCTATTCCCACTTTTCGCCGTTACACTGGAAACGAAAACTTGCGGCAAATAAAACTGTAATAAATTACAGCGCAAAAACGGCAGAAATCGCGGCAAAATTTATGCGCTTTAAAGTGCCTTGTGTTGTGACAGTTGGCGAAAAATTCTGGCAGGGTAAAAAGAAACAATCTGTTGACGGTGCATTGATTGTCCGGTGTCCTGCCGAAACAATTAAAAACTTTAGTTGTGCGGATTGCGGCAATGGTGATCCACTGTGCGCGAGGCTTGAAAGAGAATTTGCTATTGGTTTCACTGCCCATGGCGCAAGTAAACGAAAAGCCGCTGATCCGGATCAGGCGGGCGGATGCTATGCCAGTGGGGGGAACGTCGCGCTGCATTGGACTGCTACAGCCGCGCAAGATCAGGACGAAACCGACGGTCAAAAGTTGCGACGTTTTGTTTCTGGTTTGCTGCCCCGTTCAATAATCCGACACCACATAGCAGGAGATATAGGAAAATGACGGATTACAATAAAGACGCGGTTGAAAAGACAATTCAAAAAGACAAAACAATCAGTAAAAAAGACGCTAAACTTATCCACGCGTTATTGAAGGGGCACCAAAAACAAAACTTTTAAAAATTTATGCTTGCTTCTATATGCGAGTTCATATATGCAAGGGGTGCGAGAGATCGCACCCTTTAACTTTTTGGAGAATAAAAACTATGTTAGACTTTCAAAGCAGAACCAAAAAAACTTTCGATGAATTTATGACTGAGTTGCAAGAAAAATCAAATCAACAACATGATTTTACTATTCCTATGAACCAGTTGCAAAAATCCACAACAGAAGACGGGACGCCCCAACTAGTGATCGAACAAATTGGAGGGGTGCCAACACAAAAACTAGGGATGAACAAACATAGCTTTGGGCAACTCTATGCACAATTGGACTATAATTTCAAAAATGCACAGGTTCACCAGAACAAAGCACCTAAAGAGTTCGATGAATTAACCAATGCTCTTTTGCGGGACAACGATAGTCAGCGCATGATCCGCACTTATGAAACCCCCGACAGTTATGAACATAACGGTATGGCAAGAGCTATTGTTTCGGAAAAGTTTAAACGTTTTGACAATATAGACTTGATCCAAGCTATATCGGAACCAATCAAAAATAGCCCC